ACTCTATTCCGATACTGAAACTGGCATTTAATACTATAAAAATAATAAGAAATTTTTGGCCGAATTTCTTATTTTTTGATAACTCTTTGTGTAAAGGAATAGGGTTGTATTCTCTACGTTCAACAGTTCTTTTCACATAGGAGAAATTAAATGGCTAACGATGTAACTGCCTTTATGGGAGTAGATCCTGCTCTTGCAGATATTCGCAGAGAGCAAGCAGTTGGTTTTGGTGAAACCAAATATGCTGTTGCTACTGGTCACGATTCACTCAATCGTGAAATTTTAACCACTGCTCATGACACTTCAGACAAAGTAGACGAAGCTGCTGATAAGATTCAGCAAAGAGCTGCTGATTTCTTTATTGCTGGTCAAACAAGAGATTTTGAGTCTGCTCGTGATCTTGCTGCTCTTAGATCACAGCAAGACCTTGCTGCTCAAAAACTCAGCACAGAAATTCTTCTATCTACCGAGAAGACTGCTACTGCTGCTGCTCTTGAGTCCTCTAAAGTTGCTGCTGCTGTAGCACTTGGTCAATCACAACTCAGCAGAGAGATTGCTGAAAGCAAGTATGACATAAGCAAGCAAATGGCTTATGAGAATGAGAAGACCCGTGACCTCATCAATTCACTCAAGAATGATGAACTCAATCGTCAGTTGATCGAGCGTAATAGTGATATCAACTATTGGCGTAATGATGCAAATCGTTGGGAAGGTCTTTATGGTAATGGACAGTTTGCTACTCTTGCATCCCAAATTAATGCATTAAATTCAAATCTAGCTGAAACTCGCCAAGGTCTTTATAACTTTGGCACCATGGCTGGTGTTGGTCAGTCATCAACCTCTAATCAGGTTAGATGATTATCTTTAGGTAAGATATTATAAAGGGGAAATATTTTTCCCCTTTTATTTCTATTTTGCATTATTACTTATGGATGACCAAGAAAGACAACTTATAGAGTTAAATGCAATTTTAACTTCGGCTAGAAATAATGGAACACCTGAGCAAATACAATTTGCTCAAGAAAATATTCAGAATGCTTTAGGTATATTGCCCAAAGCAAACATTTCCAACGTAAACATTACGATTGATAATGATGATTGTAACGATACTTGTCCTCCTGGACCTCCTGGTCCTCCTGGTCCTCCTGGCCCTCCTGGGAACGATGGTCCGCAAGGTCCTATAGGTCCTCAGGGTCCTGCTGGGAACGATGGTCCGCAAGGTCCTATAGGTCCTCAGGGTCCTGCTGGGAACGATGGTCCGCAAGGTCCTATAGGTCCTCAGGGTCCTGCTGGAATCTGCTCTTGCAAATGCTCTACTCGCTTAGTGACTGAAGATTATTCTGCAACGTGTGATGATTATTATATTGGAGTTAAGTCTGAGGGTCCTATTACTATCACTCTTCCAGAAGAATGTTCTGACTGCTGTGAGCTTATTATAAAGGCAGAGATGGGTCCACCACTGGGCAACAGGAAAATTACGGTTCAGGCAACAGGTGCTAGTTATATTGATGGTACGGATAAGTACGTCATGGAAGTACCTTACCAATCTGTCAATATCATATGTCGTGATGGTGATTGGAATATAATCTAAGGAGAAAAAATGGCCTACTTAGCACAACCCACTTCCAAAAATGATTATGGTGTTGTTGGTATTGGTAGTTTTATAAACGTTCTTGACGGATTTATTTTTTTAGAGCAAGATGTTTCGCCTCTAAGTGAAGTATCATTCCAACAAGTTAAAATTAATAGTCAAGATGTTGTTACTTCGGTAAATCCTGCTTCTGGTGTTGGTATTACAATTGCCAATTTGGTTTCAATAGGAAATACTGTTGGGTATACTATTTCCAATACTGGAGTTCTTTCTCTATCTGCTGGAGATGGTATTTCAATATCAACAACAACGGGCAATATTTTAATATCGGCATCTGGTGCTGATTTGATTTCTACAATTGGAGTTACTGGTAGTTATACCGCAACTTCTGATGATGAATATATTGGAGTGTACAGCCCCTCTGCAGTAACAATCACTTTACCAATAGGAATAAACGGTAGAGTTTATACTATTAAAGATGAATATGGTCAGGGATCTGGAAAGATCACCATCAAACCATCTGGAACTGAGCAGATTGATAATAAATCCGACTACATTATATCTGTTCCCAATCAAGCAGTTTCTATAGTATTTCGTGGCGGGCAATGGAGGATTATTTAACATTTAAAGTTCGAAAATCTTTATCTTCGGAGCAAGACTTAGTTTATAGGAGTGATAATACCTCTTGCATAAGTCAAATAGTTGACCTGAGGGAATGGGATTCGATTGTTGAGAATCAAGAAAGTTTAAGTAGTTGTACAAGTAGTGCTATTACTAGTGCTTATGAGATGATGTTGAATCAATCTAGTCCAGATTTGTATGTTGAGTTGAGTGATCTTTTTATTTACTATAACTCTCGTTTTGAAGAGGGAACCGTTGAACAGGATGTTGGTATTTTTTTGAAAACTGGTATGGTTGTTTTAAAAAAATATGGGGTATGTGTTGAAAGTCTTTGGCCATATAATTTAACTAAATGGAATGATAAGCCATCTGAGGATGCATATGCCGAGGCGGAAAAAAGAAAAATAACCAAATACCAAAAGATTATAAGCACTTATTATGTTACTGAAGTGCTGAGTAACAATAAACCAGTTGTTTTTGGTATGGAAATATATGATAGTTTTATGGAATTAAATAATCGTATTTCTACTGTATCATTTCCTTCCAGAAAAGAAAAAAGTTTAGGTGGACATGCAATGTGTATGGTTGGTTATGACTTAGAGAAAAGACTTTTTCTTGCCAAGAATAGTTTTGGAACTGGGTGGGGTATGGGTGGTTACTGTTGGATTCCTTTTGATTATCTTAAACAAGAGGGATACGATGCTTGGATTTTTGACATTCCAAATTTCAAATCATCCGGAGACCAAAATGTATTACAATCCGTATCATTATAGATACAGACCATATAGACACAGACGATATAGTCCTTATTATCCACCATACTATTCTTATAATTATCCGTACTATCCATATTACCCTTATTATGGTGGATACTATCCACATTATTTTGGCTATTACTCATATTTTTAGGAGACTCTAATGCACTATTATCCTTATAGATATTATTATCCCTATAGATATAACTTTGGGTATTATCCCATTCCATATAGAAGTTATATAAACTCTCAAATTGCCAGAACTAATCAGAGTATTTACAACTCTGGATATATGGAAGATGTATTTCAAAATACAAATATTGTACAGTCTAGAGCAGGAATTGGATGTACTGTGCCAGAACCTGAAATGGTCGGATTGAGTACTTATCCACAAAATCCCGTTATAGAATCACTTGACTAAATATTTCGAAAATAGTAAAATGGAAAAACTTTATAAATTACTTTCCGATACTCAAGCAAGTCTTTTTGTTTTGTTTCAAAAGACATGGGTATATCATTGGAATGTTGTTGGTGATGATTTTAAACAGTTTCATGATCTTTTTGGAGAACAATATGAAGTAATGTTTGGGGAAATTGACAGAATCACTGAACATATGAGATATTTGAACGTAAAGCCAGTTCCTACTCTTTCCAGAATCACTGAAGTTTCTCATATCTCAGAAGCAAATAGTGCACTAGATAGTATGGGTATGGTTCGTGATTTATTAGAAGGGCACCAAAAGATTGTAGAACTTCTGAATCAAGTATCGGAAGAGGCAGAAACTAAAAAATCAAAAGGAACAATCAACCTTGTTGATGATTTAAACGAAGCACATGGTAAGTTTGTTTGGATGTTAAGATCTTTTTTAATGTGAATAGGACGGAAGAAAAATGATTTCAATAAGATGTAAAAGTTGCAATAGAGAAATAGTTGGGCATCATTCAAAAACAGTGACGTGTGGATGTTCGAACATGGCAACGATTCGTGGAGACAAGATTTCTGCAGTTGACTTATCGCAGATTGTTATGGTAAACTCAATAAAAGAAAATCAAGAAAAGAACGTACTATCATCCCAAGATATTGCTTGGCAAGAAGCACGTCGTCAACGTAAAGTTAGAAAACTTGATTTTGAAGTCCGTTAAGGACTTTTATTGGAAAGGTGTCCGAGTGGTTTAAGGAACTTGTCTTGAAAACAAGCGTGTTAATAGCACCGTGGGTTCGAATCCCACCCTTTCCGTTATATAAGATACAATATTAATATTTTATTTCATTTTCTGTATAGTACTGTTACAAAATGCTGACATTTTATTGACTTTGAAATGTTTGTAACTAGTATATAGTAGTATTACGCTTAAAATAAATGGATCAACACACCTATAATAATTGGGTGAAGATCAAAGAAACCTTCGAATCTTCTGGAAATACTGACAATATGTTCTACAAAAGAGCAGTTGAAATAGTTAAAACTAGAAGAGACCCTCTTGCTAAGTTTCTTGGAGATGAAAAGTGATGGACCCTCATGATGAATTTGTTAGTCGTTCTGAAGTTCAGGAGATGATTGATGCTGCTATACGAAGGCACAATCGGAACGCTTCCATTATTTCTATGTGTGTTGGTTGGATTGTTCTTGCTCTATTTGCTGAGGGACTTTTAAGACTTGTTGGCGTTATTCCTCCCATATTCCCATGGTTAGATATTACCCTGAGATAATCGGAATAGTACTTCTATTGGTATTCGCTGCAACTATGTTTTATCAAGGAACATGTATTATAAGAGGACGGCGAGGTTATTCTCTTAGAGATTATCTAAAACAAGATAGTCAAAACATGCGTAAAAGACTAGAAGAGTTATTGAAAGACAAATGACTTATTACAACTTTATAACATATGAAGTTTTGCTACTGATCATGGCACTTGGAGTTATAAATCATTTTAAAGCAAAAAAATTTAATCTTGTTTTGAGTATTGCTTCTACGATACTGACGATCTTTTTATGTACGATTGCATTTTGGTGGATGGTAGACACTGTAGTTTATTTGAAATGGGAAGTATTAAAATCACCTTTGCTTCAAGGAAAAGTATCAACATCAGAGTTGCCAATTACTTAAATGGTTTTTTTAACAGAAGAAGATTTAAAGGAACTGCAAGAAAGAGTTTTTCAATTAAAAATGGATGAATTATTTGAAGAACCATCTACATACGAGGATGAAGATGACTACATATGATTGGATTATATTCATTGAATTTTTCTCACATATGTTATATTTGTTTATAGCATTTATGTGTGGAGTGA